GGGCAGTCAGCCTGGATTCATTGCGCCGCCTGACGGCCCAGCACGAATATATCTTGATCGGATCGAATCAATTAAGGCGGAAATACAGGAGATCGCCTTACAAGTCGCCACGCCAAATCAACGTGAGTCTGGTCTAGCAATGCAAACGCGGTTCGCGATGATAAACGCGGAGCTGTCCCGGTTCAGCAAACGGATGGAAGATTTCGAGTATCGCGCATGGGATCTCACTGCGCGCTGGCTAAATGTTGCCAATACCCCAGAATCTGAGTGGCCTAGAGACTTCAATATATCGAACATCGATCAAGAAATGGAGATTTTGCGAGGGATGCAAGAAACTGCCATGACCCCGGAGGTCATACAGCAGCAGCAAAAGAGAATCGTTCGCATACAGTTTGACGGTGCGCCTGACGATGAATTGGAGACAATGATCTCATCCATCGATAACGGAGCAAGCGCCGCATGATCGAGGTCACCACTCTAGGTGTCAGTGAATTAATTGCTGACGTTAAGGCTCTCCCGGTAAAGCTGGAGAAGAAGGTCATCCTCGCCATGTCCCAAATCGCCTATAACTCAGTCCAAAAAGGGGCGGGCAGGCACTTCAAGACCGGGGCTTTATTTCAGTCTACGTTTAATCGGGCAGTACCTGGCGGGCGGTCGGTCGGCCATGACGGCAACCGTGCGCCCCACGCTGAATTCGTGATATTTGGCACGCGACCCCACGTAATCAAGCCAAAGAACAAAAAAGCGCTGCGCTGGGTCGGGCCGGGTGGGTTTGTGTTCGCTGGGAAGGTCAACCATCCGGGATACCGTGGGGATGATTATATGAGCAAGGCAAAAAACGACGCAGTAGGTGCGTTCAATAGCATCATACAAGCCACACTGAAGGAGTCACTATGACTGCCGTTTATTATGACGCATACCTTGAGAGGTTTTGCGGTGCTGTTATGGAAGAGCGTGCCTATGCTGAGATCGACCTGCGTGGGACGTTTGCGACGGAGTGGCGGGATCGCCTCGTGGTCTATATGGCATACATTTTGGTTTGTCTTGAGAATCAGGCGAACGAGGATGACCTGTTTACCACAAAGCTGAAGAACTACCAAAAGGAATTTGATCGTGTATTGGCGCAGGCTCGGGTAGCCACCCCGGACGCAGAGGGGAATATACTGCCTATGATCGGAGTACCACTGGAGCGTGCATAATGTGGACTGAACTGACCAGCCTCCGGGACGCTTTGACCGTCATCGCAGGCATCGAAACATGCAAGGTCGGCATAGAGGCGAACATCAGCCCAGCCGACTACCCTATGATCCGCGTAGTTCCAGAACGACTGACCCCCGGCACGCCCTACCAAATCAGGACGGTCGAGTGCGGAATTTATTTCGGGGTGAACGTGAACAAGTCGGAGGGATTAGAAAGCGTTTACGAGCAACTGTCCACCCTAGAGGGCAAGATCGTCGCTATCATCAAGGAGGAGGGCGGCAAATACGTCGAAACAATCACCGACGAAGACCGGCTCGATACATACAAGCTGATGTTCATACGCTGCGAAATCCGTTCAGTCAGACCGACCGCGCCGGCTTAACCTGATACTCCGGCTCGATCCCAGCGTTATGGACGTCCCACGCACTACGCCCTGACTTAATCATATCCAGCTTGGCTTTGCTGCCTGCAATACGCCTCTGACTGTCCTGGCTGTACCCACTGAAGAATTTTGCCTCTGCATCGTCTACCAACTTAACGCTCCTCCCTGTTAAGTCCAGCCTCGGCGAAAGTACACACTTACAAAACGGATGAGCTGGGGCCACTGGAGCCTCGGCCTTCGGATATACCCCACGCCCCAGGCCATAGCGATTCTGCCCAGCGAAGTAGTCACATATATCTACTATTGGATGCCGGGGAGAAAGCCGCCACTGGACGTACTCAATATCGACGTCGGCCATGATAATTCTGGCCTCATTGTTGGCGTAATTCCTATGAAGCTCTGTTTCAGCGATCCGCTTGGCGAAATAGCGAACGCGCTCATTAAACGCCACGTCTAGCTTCTTCCGTAGGTGATTCTTCCCCGATGCGCCAGCCTCTATCGATTCGATCTCCTTCAGCACCTGCCGGTACGCCGCCTGCAGCTCCGGCGTGGAGAGATTCTCGACCTGCATCTTGCCGAAAGCCCGCTTGAACCCCCCGGTGATCTGCGGCGAGTCCAGAAGCGCCTCCCGCATGTACCGAGGGAGATGCCTGTTCCGCTTGCTGATCGTCAAAATCTCTTCTTCTTTGAACCCATAGCCCTCGAAAAGCTCGAGCGCCAGGTTACGGGAGTCGTTGAACCCCTGCCGGTGCTTATTGACTACGCCCTGCACCACAGAAGATATTGCCTCAGACTGCGTGTAAAGCCGCTGGGACAGCGTGACCCTCCCGATAGGCGCGGTTATCGCGGCAGCAGCCCCAACGCTCTCAGCGATCACTACAGAGAGTCCTGCAGCGTATATGGCGGCATACTCCCCCTGAAATGTCGCCATTACCTTCGCTACGGCGTCCCTTGGGATCTCCCCGGCATCGAGGAGGCGCATTAATTCGTTGAACGCCTTCTGGACGGCGTCATCTATCTCTTTAGATTTGCCGCGCAATAGTCGGAATTGCTCCTCTGGAGTCACAGCGACATATCTTTAGCCATTTCGACATCTCGCCACGCAGTGACCCTGGAAACCCCAAACTCAGCCTCGATGCTCTTTCTTGTCTCAAGCTCCGAATGGTCGCGGCCCAGCAGGGTTAGCGCTAATTCTACCCGCTGGACTCTTACCGCCGTATTGGGGTCAACCGATAACAGTGTTGTCATGGGTACTGTTGCCATCATAGTCCTCGCACCTGGACGCCTGTGAATTGGGCAAAACGACGTTTTATTAACGGGCCAACAGCGTAACGAACCGCGTCGATATAGTGGTTATGAGCGTCCACAACCGCAGGCATTATATCGCCACTAAGGCGGTCTACCTTGTAGGAATACAGGCGCGTCTCCTTCACTGTTTCAGTGCAGCGAGGATGGATGACGATAGCCTTATAGCTTCGCATGTGGGCGATGCCGTCCTCTACTGACCCCGGCCATTTCTTAACAGACTCCGTCCTCGGTAGACCGTGGCGCTTCAAATAAGAGATTGTCTCAGGTCTCGCCGAGTCGCCGCGAAGGTTGTGCATCGCTACATCAGGCATTCGGTCAATAAGAAACTGGGCAGTCTGATCGATCTCTAGCCCGACCTTCCCCGCCTCATAATCAACATACAGCGTTTCATCATTGACCCAGCACCTGACAGCAGCCGTTGGATCTTGTGCAAAGCCCCAGTCAGCGCCGAAATATGGCCCGTCCCAACTAGCCTGAGCGGTGAACTCCTTTACCTGCACCTTGCCGGAAAGCACCTGGGCGTCGCTGTTCTCAAGGTAGGCGCCCTCCCAGACATGGGCATAGGTCGCCGGGTCTAGTCTCTCCTGCTCGCGCTTTCTGAGTATCTCAAGCCCTTCAGGGAAGAACGGATTGTCATTGTGGTTGATCTCTATAATTCGGGCATTTTCTGGCGCATCGAGCCGGAACCGTTTATCGACGGGAGAGCCGCTGGTTAGTGGATTCCATATCACCCATAGCTCAGACTTTGAGTTGCGAAATATCGTCGCCTCAAGATCCAGCCACGCTGCTTCCGGGACTTCCTCTGCCTCCTCGACAATCGTTATATCAATCTTCGCCAGTGATTTGATCGACGATGTGTTCCTGTGCAACCCCCGGAATATAAACTCCGTGCCATTCAGGCCACGAATATAATCCACGCCGACGTCGTAGAAGTTTGCCAGGAACTCATGCTCTGAGATCGCGGCTTTTAGCTCGGCATGGAATGATTCTCGGATGGATGACTGGTATTCGCGAGTGCAAAGGATGCGGAGTTTTTCAGATACCCCGAACACTGAAGCCATCAAGGCGCATGTGTAGGATTTGGAGCTACCCCGGCCCCCCCATGCACCCCTGTATTGAACGGCACCCAATGGCGGCTCGAAAACCGGCAGGAAAGCGTCAGGGATTTCGACCTGGGCGTTAGCTCCCGACACTTTTGCCGACCACTTTAATCACTGTTGGCGGGGACATGCTCCCGTCTTCCGACTGGTGGTTGTGGTCGAACTTCTCGCGCCATCCTGCTCGGGTCTTCATCCAGAATATCATTGCAGCGGTATCGCCGCCCACGCCCTTGTTATACAGAGCGCCGCCCATTGTGGCGTTGGCCTTGGCTTTAGCTAGATCCAGTTCGTCGCGGTAATGTTTACGCAGGGTCTTGGGGTCGATACCCAGTACCCTTGCGACATCTTCCTGCGGGGTGCCGACAACGGTATGCATCTGGACGGTTTGGCGGCTTGCCTTGTCAGGCTC